CGCACCGTCTAATCCATTAGACATTCGTAGAGAGAAAGCTAGAAGAAAGATAGAAGAAAAAAGAGCATCTTCCGTAGGATTGAAGATGCCAAAGAATTTTATGCCTTATGTTGGGAACTGGAGAATGATTTCACCAGAGACATATAAGAAGTTTGATGCCTTTGTGCATCCAGACAAACCCTTTACAGGTAGAATTTCTTTTCCAATTAAGGACTTGACAGGAAAAATAGCAGCGTTTAATTGCAGAACACAGTCCCCAACTGATGTTCCTAAGTATATTATACATCCCCCCAAAGCAATACTGCCGCTATTTCCTGCTCGAGTCCGCCCCATCAAAGGGCGAGTAATATTAGTAGAAGGTATCTTTGATGCTCTGAACTTACACGACAAAGGACTAGAGAATAGTATATGTTGTTTTGGTACACGAAATATTGATATGGATAAACTAAAATTATTAAAGATGCAAGGAGTAGAAGCTATTGATATTCTNTTCGACCCAGACGCAGCAGGACAAGAAGCTGCGGCAAGCATCATAGAAATGTGTGATATAGTGGGGTTATTATCAAAAAACATAAAGCTACCGATACAACTAGAAGATGCGGGAGCACTAACAAAAGAAAAAGTAAAAGATTTAAAGGAGACATTATATGGCTAAAATAGCCTTAGTAGAGAGCAAGCCGAGTCGTAATGACTATGTGCGATTATTTAACAATGAAATACAGTTTGAGCAGTTCCAATTATGTTCTGACCCAACAGTAAAGAAAGTATTAAAACGAGACTGTGATATAGTTATCAATGAAGATGACTACGACTGGATAATACTAGTAGGTTCAGAGTGCCTAAAGTATTTCACAAATCAAAATTCTGTAACAGAGTATAGTGGTCGTTGTATTGATGACAAGTACTTACCAGTAATAAACCCAGCTATGTTAGCCTTCAAACCTGAAGCTAAGAAAACATGGGAAGAATCACAATCTAATATTATTAAATACACACAAGGAAAACTAAAGCAACAAAAGCTTGGTGAAGATAAGTGTTATGGTATTAGAGATTCAAAAGAACTTCATAGATACTTAATCAAAGCTAGAGATCATGAAAATGACTTTGTTGCTCTTGATTCAGAAACTTCAGGTCTATATCCTAGAGATGGGTATATGCTTGGAATTAGTTTATCTTATGAGCCAGAGCATGGAGTATATATAGATTGTGAGTGCATAGATGAAACAGCAGAAGTGTTACTTCAACAGATCTTTGAAAAAAAGAGAGTAGTATTCCATAATGCTAAGTTTGACTTAGCTTTCTTTGAGTATCACTTTAACTTTAAGTTTCCTCGATTTGAGGACACTATGTTATTACATTATATGTTAGACGAAAACCCTGGCACACATGGACTTAAACAACTATCTCTTAAATACACACCTTATGGAGATTATGAGAAAGGTATGTATGAGTGGATAGATGATTACTGCCGTAGAAATGGCATACTTAAAGGTAGCTTTACTTGGGATCTTATTCCATTTGAAACTATGCAAGACTATGCTGCTATGGATGCTGTGTGTACTTACTTGTTATTTGAGAAGTTTGAAAATGCACTAGTAAAGAACGATAGATTGTATGGAGTATACAGAGATATACTTATACCTGCCTGTCGTTTCTTAACAGACATACAAGATATTGGAGTACCTTTTGATAAAGAAAGACTACAAACATCTTCAGTACTTATGCAAACTCAAATTGATGAAGCAGTCGAAAAGTTATATACTTATCCAGCTATCAAAGAGTTTGAACATAACCAAGGCAAAGACTTCAATCCGAATAGTACATTACAACTTAGAGGATTACTCTTTGACTTTTTAGGATTAAAACCTACAGGTAAGAAAACCGGCACGGGTGCGCACAGTACTGATGCGGAAGTCCTAAAGGAATTAGCAGAGCATCATGAAGTACCACAGCTAGTACTCGACATACGACAGAAAGTTAAGATTAAAAGTACATATCTTGATAAAATTTACCCACAGCTTGATAAAGATAGTAGACTTCGTACAGGTTTCAACCTTCACGGTACAACATCTGGAAGGCTATCATCAAGTGGTAAAATGAATATGCAACAGATACCTAGAGACAATCCAATTGTCAAAGGATGTATTAAAGCCGCCCCAGGCAAAAAGATAGTTGCAATGGATTTAACAACAGCAGAAGTATATTGTGCAGCAGTACTTGCGAATGATAAAGCACTTATGGGTGTTTTTGAATCAGGAGGAAACTTCCATAGTAGTATTGCTAAGATAGTATTTAACTTACCTTGTGAAGCTGATGAAGTTGCAGAACTATACAGTACACAGAGACAGATGGCTAAGGCTGTTACCTTTGGAATTATGTATGGAGCTGGTCCGAAAAAGATTAGTGAACAAGTAACTAAAGATTCAGGAGAATACTTTAGTATGAGTCAAGCGAAAGATGTTATCGAAGATTATTTTAATGAGTTCAGTGGACTTAAAAAATGGCTTGATGACAACAAACAATTTATTCAAGACAACGGATTTATCTATAGTCATTTCGGAAGAAAAAGACGATTACCAAATGTTTTTTCAGAAGATAGAGGCATTGCATCTCATGAAGTAAGGTCTGGAATTAACTTTCTAGTACAATCAATTGCTTCTGATGTTAATCTGATAGGCGCAGTACAAGCTCATAATAAAATACAGGAAGCTGGATATAAAGATAAGATGAGAATCTTTGCTCTTGTTCATGATTCCGTATTGGCTGAAGTAGACGAAGATGTAATAGATACTTACCAGTTTATTCTCAGAGCCTGCATACAGGAAGATAGAGGTATATCAATACCTAACTGTCCGATTGGATGTGACTTTGATATCGGAGACGACTACTCATTCGGAAAATTTGAGAAGAAGTACGGATGAAGCTAGAGGATATTCGATTTCCAATTTATGTAGTACACTCAGAGAATGTTATTACTAGAGATGGATTATTATGGTGCGAGGGTGCTATAATAGATGATAGAAACACAAAAGGCAATAGCCTTGGAGAGCGCAGACTCTTAACCCCTCAGAAGAATCTATACGATTTGAAGTATCAAATCTCAAACTTCGGAGGATTAATTAAACATAGAGGAAGATTCTATGTTGATTCAAACGGAAAGTTTTTTATTTATGAAAAAAGTAAAAAAGCAACATTGAAGTATCATTTAATAGGCAAAGTCGAACAAAAAGATATTGTTACTCTTATTTGGATTCAAGGTATTCCTTTTCCGTTCGAGCTACCTCGTCCACCTACGAGGCTAGAACTATTCGCAGGAATACTATACATAAGTGGCAGACCTTCATATTTATATGAAGTGTGTGCTGAAAAGAAAAAAGATACATGGAGAAAAATATAATGGCAAATCATGTTTATTACAGCATAGATATAGACAGCACTGAAGAAGGACATAAAGCTTTTGAAGATACGCTTGTCACAACAACAAGAACCCAGCTAAACTGGGAAGATAAAGAAATCCAAGTAAAAGAACTTGCACCTATTCATGACTTAGCTTTTATGCCAAAAGTAGAAAGAGATGAGGATGGTGAACCAATGGAAGCTTACTCTTGGTACATAGATAATGTAGGAGCGAAATGGTGTAACATTGAGGATTGGGACTCCGTCACTATTTCAGGTTACTCTGCTTGGAGCGCCCCTATAGATTTTGCAGAACACATAGTTAAGTACATAGGAAAAATAGACCCAAACGTAACTCTTTCAATGACTTTTGAAGATGAGTTTCGTAACTTTATTGGAGTAGCAAATATGAGCTACTGTGACGGAGAAGTTTATGTTGACATAGAAGAAAGCGATATAGACGAACTATGTGAGCAAATGAGAGAACACATCGGCGTAACAGAAGAAGAACAAGATGCAGACGATTTTGAGATGTGGGAGGAGTACAAAGATACAGGTCTTGTGCCAGGCGAGTACATAGATGACCTAGTTTATGAATTCTTTTCTCAGAATAGAAGATAACCAGTTTTTCAAAAGGCGAACACAGAAATATACAATGGACTCTCCCCCTGACATATATTATTCGCCTTTTGAATTTATAATAAAATGAAAGCAGTACTAAGCAACCGAATATACATAGAAGTAAGTAAAGAATATCAGGCGGAAGTCGATAAGATTCTTACCTATAGTATACCGCCTCGCAGACCCACCGATCCACCCATCATCATTAAGAATATGGGCGTAATACGATCAGGTTTAGTTAGTATGCCAATAGGGAGAACGGATCTTATACCACACGATTACGAGATAGTCGATAAGAGGAATGATGTACCAATCGAACCTCTTGAATTTAAGTTTAATTTACGAGACTCACAGCAAGTAGTTTACGACGAAGTCGAAGGCAGCTGTATAATTAACGCTTGGGTAAGCTGGGGTAAGACCTTTACTGCCTTAGCAATCGCAAATAAACTCCAACAGAAAACGCTTATTGTAACACATACATTAGCGTTACGATCGCAGTGGGAAAAAGAAGTACAAAAAGTCTTCGGGGTCAAGGCGGGTGTAATAGGTTCGGGAAGATTCGAGATAGATTCCCCTTTTGTCGTTGGAAATGTACAAACTTTGTACCGAAATATCGACAAAATCGTAAAAGAGTTCGGTACAATCATCCTTGATGAGATGCATCACGTATCTTCACCAACTTTTACACGGATTGTAGACGCTTCACGAGCAAAGAACAAGATAGGTTTAACGGGCACGTTGCAACGAAAAGATGGAAGACACGTAGTCTTTAGAGATTATTTTTCATCAACAGTATTTAAACCACCAAAGGAAAACTACTTAGTACCTTTTGTGGATATAATTCGTTCAGGAATACGTTTTATGGACGGCAATGTTGATTGGGCATCTCGAGTTAACGCACTTGCGTATGACTGGGAGTACCAAAATATGATAGCACTACTTGCCGCTAGCTACGCAGCTAAAGGGCATAAAGTACTTGTAGTCGGAGACAGAGTGGATTTTCTCAAGGCTTGTGCAAGACTTGTTGGAGACAACGCAATCTGCGTAACAGGAGATATACCACACGAAGAAAGGGCAGAGATGATAAAACTATTGTACAAAGACAAGGATATATTGTTTGGAACACAGTCTATCTTTAGTGAAGGTATTAGTTTAGATTGTCTAAGCTGCCTTATACTTGGTACACCAGTAAATAATGAACCCCTACTAACACAATTAATTGGTCGTGTTATTAGGATGCGAGAAGGAAAATCACAGCCTAGGATTGTAGATATAAACTTAGAGGGTCGCACAGCTAGAAAACAAGCTGCCGCGAGACGAGGTTATTATATGCGACAGGGATATGAAATTTTTGATATATAGCATGAAAAAATATATCTTGACACGGAGTTAAAAGTTTGTTATAATATGTTATTCTATAATTGGGAAAAAGTAAAAAGGGAAAGCAATGGCAGTGTCAAAGATATTTTGACAATACTCCATATACTTACCTATAAGCTACCACCAGTGAATAGATATGATAGAATATATAAGTTCTGGACTAAAAGTTTTCATGGGGATTCGTTCCTTGTAAACCCAGAAGCATTATTCATTCAAAGAAGGAGATACTCAGATAGTGAGATTGCGCAGTATGCAGGTATCGCATCGTTACGCAATTATTTCGAGTATCAAAAAAATAAAGATACCACATTAGACCTTCTCCACTTCACAGCGGATGAGGACAGTATTAAAAACAACAGATTACTACGAATAGAAAATGACAGAATACATTTTTTGTTTGAAGAAATCAATAATAATAAGGAATTAAAATGGCAATAAAATTTAATCAAACAAAGGGCGAAGCCCAAAAGAATAAAATCGACAGTTATCAATATGTCGAAGGCGACAACGTAGTAAGAATGGTAGGGGATATGCTTCCTCGCTATGTTTACTGGTTGAAAGGCGAAAACGGTAAGAATTTACCATTCGAGTGTCTATCATTCGATAGAGACTCAGAAGCATTTACCAACGTAGAAAAAGACTGGGTGAGAGAATATCATCCTGAACTTAAATGTGGTTGGTCTTATGCTATCCAATGTATTCATGACGGAAAAGTCAAAGTACTAAACTTAAAGAAAAAACTCCTAGAGCAGATTATGGTAGCAGCAGAAGATCTTGGTGATCCAACTGAAATTGAAACTGGATGGGATGTATATTTCAAACGAGTTAAAACAGGACCAATGGCTTACAATGTAGAGTACCAATTACAGGCTCTTAAATGTAAACAGCGTCCGCTAGATGATTCTGAAAAAGAATTAATAGCAGAACTAAAGTCAATGGACGAAGTACTTACTCGACCAACAGCAGATGCTCAAAAAGAATTATTAGATAGACTTAGAGAAGGTTCTTCAAACACACCTGACGAAAGTATTTCTGACGAATTCGACATTTCTTAGGAGAGTATTATGCTTACAGTAGGAAACAAATATCCAAAGTTTAGTATGCAAGGTTGTAATGAGGAAAATGACTTCATTCAAGCTGATATACTACTAAACGATTGGACAGTGATGTACTTTTACCCAAAAGACTTTACATTTATCTGCCCAACCGAAATTGTAGATATGGATAAACTTGTCGATTACGCTGATGTTATCGGTGTAAGTGCTGACAATGAGTTCTGCAAAAAAGCTTGGAAAGAATCTAATCCAGCCCTTAATAATATTCGACACATACTATGTGCAGACTCTGGACTTGTTCTAGGGAATAAACTAGGTATTGTTGATGAGGCTAATGGAGTTCACTACAGAGCAACATTTATAATTGACCCTGAAGGAATAATCCAACACGTATCAGTAAATGCGTTAGATACGGGCAGAAACGCAGAGGAAACTTTACGAACACTACAAGCCTTACAGGCTGGTGGTCTTACAGGATGTTCTTGGACACCTGGGGATGAATTCGTAGGATGATTCTATTTACCGCAGATTGGCATATTAAACTTGGACAGAAGAATGTACCAGTAGCTTGGGCGTGCTCACGCTATAAGTTATTCTTCCAACAAATTTATAATCTTGAAAAAGATGTTGATTTGCACATCATTGGTGGGGACTTGTTTGATCGAGTTCCCAGCATGGATGAACTTACACTATACTTTGATTTTGTAAAAGGTGTGGGCATCGAGACTATCATATATGATGGCAACCACGAAGCTACACGAAAGAATAAAACATTTTTTACAAACTTGAAAAAAGTTACTAATGAATTAAACCCTTTAGTAACAGTGATAGACGAAACATATTCCAGAGATGACTGGACTATCTTACCCTATGCAGACTTACACAAAGCTAAAAGCATAGAAGGTGTAGAAGATAGTATATTGTTTACTCATGTACGAGGAGAAATACCACCTCATGTACAGCCAGAAGTAAACCTAAAGCGCTTTGATAAATTCAAAGTAGTATTTGCAGGCGATTTACACGCACATAGCAACACACAAAGAAACATAGTGTACCCTGGCTCCCCTATGACTACAAGTTTTCATAGAAATAATGTAGAGACAGGATACTTAATAATTGATAATAAAGATCAATGGCAGTGGACATGGCATACATTTGACTTGCCACAACTTATTCGTAAGACAGTTACTGATCCGAATGATATGATTCAAACAGAATGGGATCATACAATCTATGAGATTGAAGGAGACGTATCTGATCTAAGTAATATCAAAAATAGTGATTTACTAGACAAGAAAGTTATAAAAAGAAAAACAGAAGCAACACTAATATTAGGCAAAGAAATGACAATGGAAGAAGAACTAGCCGAGTACTTAAGTTATATATTAGAGTTAGAAGAAATTAAAGTTAAAAATATTTTAGGAGTGTTTAGTGATTACGCTAAAGAAGTTACAGTGGAATAATTGTTTCAGTTATGGTGCAGGTAATGAGTTAATTCTCAATGATAGCATAGTAACACAATTAGTTGGCATAAATGGAGCTGGTAAAAGTTCTATTCCCTTAATCCTTGAGGAAGTATTATTTAATAAGAACTCGAAAGGAATCAAAAAAGCAGACATACCAAATCGTGAAGTTGACAACGGCTATGATATCTCTTTGACTTTTGATGTTACAGAAGATGAGTACAAAATTGATGTTGTTCGTAAAGGAAACATTAAAGTAAAGCTGTATAAGAATGGGGAAGATATCTCTAGTCATACTGCTACTAATACTTACAAGACACTAGAAGAAATATTAGGTATCGACTTTAAAACATTTTCACAAATTGTCTATCAAAATACAAATGCATCCTTACAGTTCTTAACTGCTACTGATACAAACCGTAAAAGGTTTTTGATTGACCTCTTACAACTAGATAAGTATGTACAATACTTTGAAGTTTTTAAAGAATTATCACGAACAATGGGTGGAAACGTTTCTCACATACAAGGGAAAATTGACACAATTGATAAATGGTTATCAGATAATAAATTGGAAGATACATCACTACTTTCGAAATTAGAATTACCATTTTACTCGGAAGAAGATGAAGAAGCTCTGAGATCTTTACAAATAGAGTTTCAAAATATCTCTGAAATCACGAAAAAGATTAATGAAAATAATTTATACAAAAGCCAGTTAGAGAACATAGATTTAGGACTAGC